TCCTTTATTTGTTTTCAATAAAGTAGACTTAGCATCTTCCACAGGAACGGTATATCTTACTTTTTTTGGACCTATAAACTCAAATTCATTTTGTCCACCTTGATCAGAATTAGTAACTCCAAATACATTTTGTATACCTTCTACACCAAATGCTACACTCTGGCCTGGAGCATCAACTTCTACAATATTGGCAGCGCCTGTTGGAGATACATTTTCATTTGTTATAGTAGCTCTATCATTAGTTAGTTTATCTGCTAGATTAGGATCATTATTAACTTCTTTATATAATTTTTTTATACCTGCTCCTTTTTCTCCATCTAAACTTTCGTTTGCTAGATATTTCAATGCTGGTATATATTTACCATTTATAAAATCAGTAAACTCTTTACTACCTTTTGGAGGAATTGGATTAGGCCATTCAGTACCTTGATTCATATTTCCAGTATCTTCCCATATACTTTCGCCTGCTTCATTTAGCATAGTACTAAAACTATTAACATCTCCACCACCAGAACCATGACTAGGATAATCTTCGTAGTAACCCTTGGGATTTGTAGTAATATTATTTTTACCACCTACAAAATCTATACCAGTAGTAGCTTTTAAATAAGCGTTATACTGCGTTTCATTCATCGTTGGTTGAGCATCTTTGTTGGCTTTATCATATGTTACATAAGTAGGATTATAACCTTCACCATCTTTAGTATTTATTACTTCACCAAATGCTTTATTTGTTCCTTCTTTAGTGTCTGCCTGATACTTAATCCATTCGCCCATTTCCACTTTGTTTAAAGCAGTTAGATTAAGCTTATTTTTTTGTTTATCTTCCACTATCATGTCACCATTATCGTTGCTATACACTGTGACTTCTCCATTTACACTTATTTTTCTTAGAACTTCTAACTCTCCAGCGCTTGGTGCTCCTTCTATAGTACTGAATTTTTTATTAGCACCTTCTTTAGCTTGGTCTTCCATAACTTGTACATAAGCCATCATCTTAGGTACTACATTAGCATAATCATTTACTTCTGATTGGATTTTAGCTAGATCTCTTTTACCTTTTTGTGGATCTTCCATGTTTGATAAATTACGCATTATATAATTGTATTGTTCTATTTTACCATACATAAGCTTTTCCACGCCACTATCATAATTTTCTTTTCCAACTTGTCTATCTTTTCCAGCTACTTCAGCTAATAATGTTGCTTCTCCTTTAACCAACTCATTATCTAAATCTTTCATGCCTTTTTTTCTATCTGCAACTGATTTCATCACACCTTGAGACACGGATGATATATTTGCGGCAAGCATCTGTTGGTTTCTCTGCGCTCTAGAATCATCTTTTTGTTGTTGTCTAGCTATTTGGCCAGACAACACTCTTAAGCCATCGTCTTGTATTTGTTTTGGATTTCTATAACTCATGAAGTTTTTTTTAATTTATTGCCGCTTCTGCTATTGCAGCATTATCTTTAGCTGTTTGAAGATCTGCCATTCTTTGTTTATCATTGTCTAGTTCTTTAGAAGCTCTATCAATTTCCATTTGTTCTCTATTCTCGGTTATACTAAACGCAAATTTCTCACCTTCAGCTTGCATTTTAGCTAAGTCTTGAGCTCCTTGTGCAGCCGCTTTTTGATTAGCAGCTTCTTGAACTTGAAGACTTTGAGATATATCTCTCTTACTTCTTAAAGCCGCCTGTGCTAAAGCTGTAGCTCCACCAGCGCCAGCGCCACTAGCAGCCATAGTATCTAATGTATTTGCCAATGCTATATCTGATTCTTCAGCTTGGAATTCAGCCGCTTGAGTAGCCACACCTAAATTAGCCATTTCATTAGTCATGCTAGCATAAGGATTTATAACTTCTTGTCTATTGTCAACTAAACTTTTTATAGCTAGTTCTCTATCGTTTATTTTATCAAATTTAGCCTTAGCTTTTTTTGTAAGCTCTGCCATTAATCTTTTTGAAGTAGCTTCAACGGATGCTGCTAAATCTGACCCAGAAGTATCCATCTTTCCTGTTTTAGTGTCATAACCATAAACGGCTTTTGTTACATCTCTTAGTGGTGTCCAACCCATAATTGTTTTTTTTTAATAATTGTAAATTACATTGAAGACAGAACAAACTCAGAACCAGCAGCCCATAATTCTTTAGCGCCTCCTAATTGAGTAGTGTCATCTGTTTCTATAGTTACTGTTGAAAAGTAACCTTTAATACCTGTCATTGAGCTACCAAATAATATTTCTCCTGGAGCGGCGATAGATGATGATATTAAATTAGCTACGTATCTATTTTCTTTCCTGTCAAAACCAGCTCTCAATGGTTGCCCAGTCACACTGTCTGTATATAAACCTTCATTATAACTTTTCACAGTAGATGTTGTATCTTGACTCTGTATATAACCAGCTCCAGCCGGGTTTGTATCAAAACCTGTAAATCCAGATTTAAAAGAAGTAACTTCCCAGCCATTACTACCTTCGTAGTTTATAGTTTTAAAGTTTTTCATTACATCTGGTTGAGGATTTAAAACAAAAGTAACATTAGATGGTTTTCTAACACCGTAAAATAATCCTCTATTGTTTAAAGCAGTATCATAATGTTTATACAATAAATAGTTATCAATACTGTAAAACCTATTTAATACACTAAACATTAAATTAGGTTTATAAGTAAAGAAGCTTACCCAACCATTTATATCTTCGTCAAAGGCTAATGTAGCGTATGTATTAGAAGAGTCTTCAAGAGTGTTTACTCCTGCTGTATCTGAAGATACTTGATTAGAATTTTTTTGTAAAGAAATTACATAATTCTTATTATGTATATCCCAACCACCTATAATTTTTCCTCTAGTATTAAATTGAAAAGATATAGTAGAAGGAAGATCTGATCCAAATGTTTGTGAATAATATATAGTTGAACCATCCACATAAGTCACGTGACCAGGATAACCATCTATACTCATTCCTGGAGAAATACCACTTAAATTCACNACTACGCTTATCTCTCCATTTAAACCTCCTGACACTTTAGTACGCTGAACGCTTTGTAAAGTATTATTATTACTAACNTGAGCGAGATTGTCTCTAAAGTAATCTCTCATGCCATACATGCTAATTTCTGTAAGTCCATCATTAGATAATCTCATTACAGCATTACGGCTTTTATCAGAAAAATACTTCCTATAACTATATATTGCAAAAGATTCTGGATTTTTACTTATTCCATAGTCTCCTTTGTAAGGAATTATTTGACCTANCACTGCACTACCNGCTTGAGTTTGAGTACCACCTTCAGTAGTATATATAGTATCTTTATCTATTAAAGCCCTACTTATTTTGTTTTCTTGAAAAACTATAAGATTAGTATCTTCGGCGTAAGTTTTTTGAATAGATCCGTGTATTGGGTCAGCTGATCTAGTCAGTGTATCTCCTACTGAAAAAACATTAGTTTGATTTATACCAGTTCTAGAGTTATAAACTCCAGAATATATTAATGTATTTATTCTTCTTTGCTGGTCAGGAAATTCTTCATCTAAATAAGCTCTTACGCCTAAGTCGGTTATAGTGTTGTTAAAACCACCTCTTATTCTAGCTTCTTCTGCAAACCAATTTTTAGTAGAACTATACGTTACATTTAAGCCATCATCGCATACGCCTGGTGTGGCAATACCTGGGTACGCATATATAGTACCAAAACCTCCAAATGAATTACTTGTATTATAAGGTTGATAACTAGTAGCTACTTTTCTAATTATATACGTATTGTAAAAATCTACTTCAATATAAACACTTCCCATATTATTAATTTTATTCTGTTGCAGCTGGAGGATCAGGAGCAACTTCTGACGCTGCTACTCCGCTAGCTATTAAATCATTTAGTTCACTTACTAAACCACTAGTAGAAGTTTCATAAAATATCTCTATTCTTGATTCTACAGGATCAGTTTCAAGTATTGAAATACCACCAGGCGCGCCAGGGTCTTGAATATACGGAGCTGTTGGTCTTCCATCATTAGGATTAGTTCCTCTGAACTCTCCGTAAGTGCTAAACTCTACAGCATTAGGATTTGCATTAGCGTTATATAAACCCCTAGCCTCTATTTCTGGTTGGTTGTTTGGTGAAGTTTTGTTGGGTCCCTTTGTGTTTAGATCTAAATCTTTTATTTTACCTATAATATCAGCGGTCATGAAATTATTAGGATTAGGAGCCTGTACATTATAATCAAACTCGTTTGTAACTATAGGAAACAATAAAGATTTATTAGTACCAAACTGCGTTTGTTCTGGTTGCACTTCTTCTAGTTCTGAAGGTATTTTATTTATGTTATCGCTATATAAAGTACTATAAGAATTATTACTAGTTTTAGAAGCGGCAGTTAAATTTGGCTTAGCACTTATAAGACAAGGTAAATAAACGTTATAATATTCATGTTTAAGCTGTTTAACAACTATCTTATAAGTATACCAACCTAATTTATTTTCAGGTCCATGTATATTATACACGGTTGAAGCAACTACACTTACAGACACTCCGCCATAAGTTATTTTTCTTCTAGCGTTAGTTCCTATACTATCTATAGATATAATAGGTCTTATATTACCATTTATATTTATTAAATCACCTGGAGATACATCTTTGTCAATTGTTGTTGCGGAAGTTAATGTATTGTCATTTACAGATACACTAGCTGTAACAGTATATTCACCGCTTTTATAAACACCTGGATAACCAGTTGTGTTATCAGGTAAAGCATTTATAGCTTCTACAAACAACACTTTTATAGAATCACCTGGCCAATTACCAGCTCTTATACTAGCTTGACCGCCTTGAGAGTTTCTTCTATATGGATGATACACTGTAGAACCGTTAAATAGCAATGTATTGCCAGTTTGCTTAGTCTGATTAGTACTAACAGGTTGTAAAATAACATCAGATTGTCTTCCGTACCTATCAGCTAAGACTATACCTATTTGATAATTTCTATTTTGCTTTACAGAATGATTAGGGTATGATACTATGCCGTGACTAGTAGTTAGAGTAGAATAAAACAAACCTGATTCAGAAATCGGTGTTTTAGGTGATACAGCAACTCGGTAATTTATTTCACTTGGAGGAGTATGTTTATCTAAAAAGTTTCCATATACTATTCTATTACCAACACTTGATTGAGACATTGCTCTTATAGGTACTTTATCAAAAACTCTTGAAACTTCTTTTTCAGGTAAAGTTTTAAAAGGTCTTGTTGATTGGTATACATATTCATAAATATTAGTGCTATTACCAGTAATTGTAGTGTCTGTAATTGGCATAGTGTTTACAACTTGTATAGCTAAACCATCTGACTCTTTATAAAGAATCTCTATTTCAGACACTTTAAGTTTAGCGGCTAATTGGTTTACAATAAAAGGCATTGGTATTCTAAGTTTAACTTGCTGAACCTTGTTTTCAAACCAATTAACTATAGTGCTAGATCTAATATTAGCTTCTTGACCAGATGGTAATAAATACCCTCTAGTAGTAGTTTCTACAGCTGGTGTCGCGTTAGTAGTACTTGTTGCTAAAACACCTATACTTCTTAAATAGCCATCTTGTTTAGGTATAAAAGCTGGTTGAGTAAAAGGTGATATTAAAGAATATTCTCCATCGTCAAATTTAAATCTATACGCAAACCTAACAAATTTATCTTCTAAATAGTCTTTGTCACCAGGCCAACTACTGTTAAAGTTAGGATTAGGATCTGCAAAAAACAATATATCTCCAGCTACTAGTGTTGAAAATTGAAAAGATGCGTCTGTTAAATCAACATTAACACTTATTTCGTATACCGCAGTTGCGTCACCTAAACTACCTGAAAATAAAGTAGCTGCATTTAAAGTTTCTATTGGAACACTGCCAGGATTTCCTATAGCTTCCCAAGCAGCGCATGATACGCCCATGTTTTGGTTTAAACTTATTGTAGCGTTTGCACATGCTTTTGTGAATTTAATCGTTGAACCACCAGCTGACGCTGCTACGCTTACAAATTCACCAGAGAAACTAGGTGTAGTATATCTATCTACAGTATTTTGACTAGTAGCAAACTCACAAGAATGTGTGCCAGGTGATGCAGTAGTACCTAAACTTACTGCTATTAAAGTTAAAAAACTATTAGTTGTATAATTTACATTACTTACTATTATTGGAAAATCATTTACAGTAGGAACATTTATAGTCATACCTATTCTTAAATCTGTAGCATCAGCGCAGAAATGTATAGTGTTTCCAGTTGCGGGATTTGTTGTGACACCTGTTATTACAACACTATCATAAAGCAAAGGTACTTCATAAGGAAAATATTTAGCAACTGATATTTGATCTTCAGTCGTGTAATAAGTGTTATCTGCTATAGCTTTTTTTACATTTATTTTCCTTGGTTGGTTTCTGTCATCAGTCCAGAACAGTAACTCTTCTATTAAATCTATACCATATATAGGTTGTGTTTTAGAGAAATTTAAGAATCTACCTTGAACCAATATACTACTAGTGTTAGTAATATAATTAAACATCAGTATGTAACAAGCTGCTCCATAAGGGGCTGGGTTGCTCAGCTCATCGGAAGAAGTGTCAGTATAATTAGTAGCTAAAAAGTATGAAACATTTTCAATATCATTACTTAAATGACCTATTATTTCTAAATTAGGAATACTAGCTAAACCAAAATTAGATAGCTCTATATTACCTAATACGTTTTCTAAAGCGCCAACATCTTCACCTTCAGATCTACTTATGTTTACATTTTGGCCTTCTCTATACTCACCGTTTCCTAGTAACCTATCGTCTAGGTCTTTGTTCATTTTTGACTTAACAAAAGTATTTCTAATCTCTGCCATATTTAAAATTTAAGCCATTTAGATTTTCCTCTGAAAACTTGTACTATTTCATCAAGTTTTAAATTAGATAATCTTATTTTAGCGTTTCTAAGTTTAGCTGATCTGTCTCTCTTGTATCTCTGTACGATGTACTCTTGTGTATTAGCACGTGTAGATAGTATAGAATAATTAATATGAGCATATAATGCATCCTCGGCCATCTTAGGTACCTTAGAATCCATGTCATAAGCTAATCCATCTGATACATATTCTAAAACTATTATTTTACCAGCTAAATCGCTAGAAAAGCTAAATGTGCCTAGTCTTTCATTAATTTGAAACCAACCATTAGATTGTGAATATTGTGGTTCTAAGCCATATCTTTGACCAAAGTTAAGTTTCCACCAAGCCCAATCATATACGTTAGTGTTNTCTATATCTAAATTACCTGTAAGNTTATTTTGATTCTCCTTATTCCATCTTTCTTCTGTAATAGACTGTTCAGCCTGGTTATTTTGTCCAAAAGAATTTTGTGTTGGTACTCCATCGGCATCTTGAACTGGTAACTCTGTAGGTGATATAGTTAAATTATTAACTGGATATATAATTCTTTTAACACCACTTTGGTCTATATGAGAAACTCTAACATAATTAACATAATCTTGAGGTATAGCAACAGATAAACTAGGTGGAATCTTTAACTCTTGAGACTTTATAGATTTAAGAGTGTCGTAACTAAACTCTTGTAAACCTCTTTTTGCATGAAATATAACATCAGATCTTTTACATCTAGGTATTAATTTATCCATACCTACATAAGCAACCATGAAGTTGTTAATTATGTCAATTAAACTAATATACTCATAGCTACCATAATTATTATTAATAGCCGTTTGATTTAAAGTTACTAAAACTTGATCTCCTGCTACTATATTAGCTGTAAAATCTATTTGATTAAGTATAGTAGTGGATAAATTATAATCAACTCCCTCTACCAGTAGGTTAGCATTTTTAGTTACTTTAAAATTAGAGTTAGAAACATTAACTATTGTGCCTACTAAATCAGTGTTAAATGTTGTAGTTAAAAAGCTTACACCAGCACTTGTATGATTAAATACTTGTTGCCCAGAATAATATTGTGCGTTTGTTTCAGTTATTAGTGCCATATTGTGTTATCTTTTAGTATTAGCTTCATTAGACGCTTCTAATTGAGAAGCTGTTTGAATAATATTTGGATCCCTTATTATTACCCCAGCATATTTAAGTATACTTATGATTACTTCAGTTTGCTGTGATTCACTTATTTCAAAATTAGTAGAACCAGCAGTGGCAGGAGCAGCCGCTGTAGGTGGNACAGGAGGATATGGTACAGCNCCTGTTGGAGATACATAAACTATAGGATCGTAAACATAATTACCTAAAGTTGCATTAGTTATATAACCCCATCTCACGTCTAGTGGTTTTCTTATGTAATTAAAAGAAACGTCTTTCACATTAGGACCAACTACACTGGGAAAAACTGTTAGTTTATTTTGTTGGTATTTAGCGACAGGAAAATTATTTGTAGGCTGTGTTAATGGAGATAGTTTAATACTATTATATTCTCTATTGCTCATTATTTCTATTGGTGGAGAATTTAAACCTATATTGAAAACAGCAGATCCAAACCTATGTAAATCCACTGGTTGAGTATATCCTCCACCAGCAACTGTTGAAGCTTTGTCATTTTTTTCAAATACTTGAAACTCTTCCATTATGTGATCCATTCTAGATGCGAATTCTACATCTGTTTTAGGCATACGTATATATTGGTTATAGTCCTCAAAGAACTTTTCGAATATCTCTAATTGAACTTGAGTAGCTAGTTGATTAAACTCGTATGGAGTTAAGTAACCACGTTGCTCTTTGTTTAGGATACTTAATACTGTTGTATATACCGTATTTACGTTTATTGCCATTTTAATATTTTTAAAAAAAAAGGGTGGCGCGAACCACCCTTTATATTATCACTTGTTATTTAAGCTTTTTATTTATTGAGTTATAAACTTCTAAACCTTCATCTGTCTTAAACCAAGCAGCCATAGCTGAATATGGATTCTCGTCAAATGGTACGTTCATAAGTTTACGATCATTACTCGCCCATGAAAAAGCTCTATTGTCTCCAGATAGTTTTATAATGTGTTGTTCTACAGCTATAATAGCTACATTTCTTAATTGAACATTTTCATCATTAGCTAGTTCTATAAATAAAGATGGATTTTTTCTAGCAAAAAGCATTAAGTCTCTTTTAAGCTCTTTAGAGCTCAAGTTAGACACACTAGTACCTACTTCAACTCTCATTATAGCCTCAGCAAAATCAACATCCATTTGTGATGCTGCATTCATAGCTAACAACTCTATTTCTAAATCATCCACATCATCTATAGCTTGTACTTCAGGATCATGTTGTACAAATATCAAATCATTGTGAGGGTGCTTATTTAAAAACTCTTGTAAATTTCTTTGTTCTTTTTTTACCATTAAATGACCCTTTTCAAAAACTATGTGCTTTAAAGTAACTTGACCTTTTTGCTCGTCTACAAAAACACTTTCTTGATTAGTAGCATATCTCAACTCTCTTTCATAGCCTTTATCTTTATCAAACCATACTAAAGGATATTTTCTAGTATGTCTACTAGGTAAAGTATATGTTAATGGTTCTTTAGAACCTAATAAAAAATAGTTTCTATCTTTATATTCCCAAGTTTCTTTTTTAACCTCTTGCTTGGGAGCAGGAGCCTTTTTTGTTGTTGCCATAATATAATATAATATAATAATTAAAAAAGACCCCGCCGAAGCGGGATCTTATTAAGTTAACTTATGCTAAGTTAGCTCCTTTTTTTATTGTTACCACTGGAGTAATAGCTCCTACTAGTACACCACTAGCAGTTACTTTTTGCTCCACAATAGGTCCAGCTACGCTAGACCCACTTGCACCACTCATTTTTTCACAAGCATCAACAAAGTCTGATAAATATTCAGCTTCTGTTTTAATGAATGAATTAGATGCGCCTTTTGTATAAACAATGTTAGACTTTACACAAGCAAATGTTCCTGCTCCTGTTTGTCCAACTAAGTTATAAACCACGTCAATAGTAAGTGTATTACTTGATATATCGGCTGTTATTTGGTTAATAGCATCACAATTAACTAATTGATCAACTGGTAATTTTATATATCCCATTTTCTTATTTTTTAAATGTTAATAAATAATTAAGCTCCTTTGAATAACACGAAGTTATTAGCAGCTTGAGTTACTAAACATCTTTCAGATAAGAAGTGTACTTCCATAGCATCTAAATCAGAAGTATAAGCTCCACCTACTGAACCAGTGATCCAGTTTTTGAATCTTCTATCTTCAGTTTCAGAAGCTCTATATCTTACATGTAAGAAAGGTCGTCTGATGTTAGAACCTAACATTTGATCATATACTGTTGTTGTTCCAGCAGGAACTAAAACACCATCGATCTCTTTGTCTAATCCTCTAGTAGATGCATCGTTTAGATATTTCCAATCAGTTTTGTAGAAGTCATAAGAACCTCTTCTAAAACCTGAAAATCCAAAGTTAAGTGCCATTTCAGCTTCATTGTCAAAAAGACCGTAAGAAGCAGCAGCAGTAGAAGCATAACCTCCACCAGCTTGAGCAGCTATCATATCATCAAAGTCAAGAGCAGTAGCTCTAGATAAGAATAACATGTTTTCTTCAATAGCACCTTGCTTATCTAAGTTTTTAAGGATTTCATCAAAATCACCTAAAGCACCAGCACCAGGAGCAGCAGCTCCAGAAAAACCAGAGTATACATTACCTCTTGCCTCTATAGCAGCAAATAAACCTTCTGTACCTTTAACAGTACTAGATCCACCTGTAGGTCCGTATTGAAAAGCAACATTAGCATTAGTCATTAACTCACCTTCAATCATTGACATTTCTAAGTAATCTTCAAATCTTAATCTTGTTTCAGATTCAGACTTTAAATACCATAAATATCCAGATGTTCCATCTTCAGTAGCAACTTCAACCCAACCAATTTGAGCAGTGTCAGAACCATTAATAGAATATTTATCTTTAATGATAATTGGAGAATTAGAAAATTGAGTGAAATTTGGCTCAATAGAACCTTCCATTCCAACCATTCCTTTTCCAAACTCAGCACCGTAAACAAATACGTTACAAGCAGCAGCTCCAACTAATCCAGCAGGAAATGCCGCAGCAGTTGTTTCATACAATGAACAAGTAAGTATATCGTTAGTTATACCACCACCAGTACTAGTTACGGTTTGAACTAATGCTTTAGCAGTTACTAAACCTGTAGCAACGTCAGAAAGTAAAATAGTCTGTCCTTGTCTTATAGCTCCATTTAAACTTGGATTTTCTGCAGCTGTAATGTTTAAAGTTACAGTTATATTAGTAGAACCGGCACCGGCTACAGCAGCAGCTGTTACGCCTCTATAAGCTACATGTAGTCTATTTTGTTCAGACCAAATTACTTGATCAGAAGTCATAGGCATTTCAGCTCCTACCATTCTCAAGAATCCAGATAATGTTCTGTTTCCGTATCTTTCCACTTCCGCTTCATAAAGCTCAGGTAGATATTGTTGTGCAAAGGTGCCACCACCTGTTGCAGAGTCGAAATTTAAATAATTCGACTGTAAGGCCATTCTGTTTTGAGCAGGGACCAAAGAAGCAGGAAAACTCCCGCTAGTTGTAAAACTCATAATTTATAGTTTTTAGTTTTTGTTTCTTTTTTGTATTTTCAATTTAGAACTGTCAACACCTGAAATAGCTTTTACCTTAAACCCATTTATAAACACATCTTGATTAGCTTGAGGCCTTGCGGCAGCATCTACATTTTTAGACTTGTTTACAATATTTTTAATCCCGTCGGCTTTGCCTTGTTCATAAAAATGTTGCGCAATAGTATCAGCGTTTTTTGCGGCGTACAAAGCCTTGTGATAACCTTCATGATCTTTTATAGAACCTTCTTCATCTAAAAACCTTTTAGTAAAAGCTTGTAGTTCTGATTGATCTTTTGCTATCTCATCTTTATTATTAACATTGTAATTAAAAGTTCTTTCTCCTAAGTTAAACTCAAAACCTTTGAAATCTTCGGAAAAATAATTTTTAGTTTTATTAATAAAATTTTCTTGATTTGTATTTTTTTGCTCTTGTTCTTCATTGTATCTATTGAAAAAATCCATAGCTTTTCGGTGGTCTTGAGTTACGTTAGGTTTCAACTTGATCTCTTCGTAATACTTACTCTTTGTTTCCTCCAAAAAACCTCTGGCTTTTGCAATTTCTTCTTTCATAGCGAGTTTTTTCTTTTTTATATCTCGCTCTTCATCCACTTCTTCGTCATATGAAAAGTTGTCTTCCATTATAAAGTCAACTTCATCTGCGTCTAGATGTGGCTTAGTATTTTTGTAATATTCTCTTAATAGTGTTTTTTCATCTATATTAGAATAATCTCTATTTAACCTAACATAGTCTTGCAAACTACCACCAGTATCGTTCATAAAGTGAACTACTTTTTCTAAGTCTTCTGGAAGTTCTACTATTCTACGCTTAGGCTTTTCTTCAACTTCTTTTTTATCATCCTGTTTCTTTACAACTTCTAGTATAGGATTTTCTTTAACTTCTTCTTTAATCTCTTTTTTAACCTCTTCTTTTACCTCTTCTTTAGGTTTTGACAGATCTATTTTAGCATGTGTGTTTTCTATTTTATTAAGATTTTTAGGTTTTTTCTTTATCTTAAATTCCCCTTGTTCTAAATCACCTGTAGGTGTTTCTTTTATTTCTTCTGACATAATATAATATAATAATTAATAGTTGTTATTGCATTCCTTCAACTCCAAATCCATTTAAATTTTGTGATAATGTAGATTCAAAATCTGTTGGTGTTAAATCATTTGATCTTTGGTTTATTAATGTGCTTTGTTGTGTAGCTTCTATTCTACTTCGTTCGTCTTTACGATCTTCTATCATGTTTTCTTTTTGAGTCATTTTTTCAACTTCCATTCGTTTTAGTTCTAAATCAAATCTATGCTGTAACTCCATGAGTTGTCTTTTTATAGCGGCTTCTTGTTCTATTCTCTGTATAGCGAATTGAGCTTTACCTTTTTCTATTTGTAATTCAGTTTCAGCTAAAGCCTGTTGTTTTTGCATCTCTGCTAGAGCTGATCTTTCAGATGCCTCTGCATTTGCATTGGCTTGAGCTTCTATATTAGCTTTTTGATTGGCTTGGTCTTGAGCTGCTTTTTGTTTTCTTTTTATTTTTAGAAATTGATTAGCTAGTTTTAAGTTCTTTATCTCTCTTAACTCTATAGCGTCTTCTAAATTTATATCTTGTTTCTGTAATGCTATTTGTATGTTTTGCTCTAATTGAGCTTTTTCTTCTTCATCAGGAACTAATTCTAAAAATATTCCAAATTCAAAATTATTAAGACTATACATATCTTCTAAAGTTCCTACATTATAAGAACTTATACTTGATTTTAAAGCTTCTTTAGTTAATGGATATTCTAAAGCATCTGATATTCTAAGACATATATTTTCACATGTTTTAGCTGATAAGAACAAACTAGCCTGTACTATATGCTTTGTAGCTGTATTAGAGTTTGCTGCGGCTAATTTTTGCAGACCAACTAAAGAATTTGGATCAGGTGAACTACCATCTCTAGCTTCGTTCAATCCCGTCACGTCTCTTATCATTTGTAGATAATACTGATAAGTCTGTATTAATGATTGCATTTTAGCACCACCAGAAGACGTTTGTAGCTCTTGTATTGGAACTTTACCAGGATTAGCTCCACCATCTTGAGTCATAGATCTACCTAATATACTACCAGTTTGAAAATACATATTCAACGCTTCTGCTGGATTATAATTAGTTCCGTTACCTAAATCTACTTCGGCTAGGCCATCTACGTCTAAGAATACACCGTCAGGAACTATTCTAGCTAGTACTTGTTGTAGTTTTAAATGTGTAAGCTGTATCATATCAGCAAAACCTGTCATTCTTCCAACTAAAGACTCAATACGACCTTTATACATTTTAGGTGCACAGATGTTGTAGTTCATGTTAACTTTAACTAGATTAGAGTCAGGTCTTGTCATGTTTCTAGCTAATTCCCACTTCAACATCATTTCATGACCTAGTATTTTAGCACCATTATATAAAACTTCTATAGATCTAGAAACTCTATCGAATTTATCATTTTTAGGTGGGTTAAAAGTGTCAGACTTTTCTAATGCTTTTTCTAAACCTGTTGGTGTGTCTTTTATTTTAAAAACTTGATCTTGGTAAGTTTTATATTCAAAATACAAAACAGCTATACTGTTACCGTCTCTTCTACCATTGAACTGATAATTATAACTTTCGCTGCCTGGATATTGCTGTATTGTTTCTAACTCTGATTCGGTTAAATTAGGAAATTCTTTTTTAATCTCACTTAAATTGATATATTTAACTTCACCTACGTACCATACATCTTGAAAGTTAGGATCTGTAGTATATGAATATACTAAATTAGCTGGATCAACGTAGTCTACTGTTACTCCTTCTGATAAATTAAAGTTTGTTTTAACAGCTCCAATACCTAATATAACTAAATCTTCTGCTATACGTCTTCTAGTTAAATCGTATTTATTAAAAGTCAATGTATTGTTTATAGCCTCTTCTTGAGCTATTTCTATAGACTGCTTNTAAGTCAACTGCATATGTACACTTAACTCTTCTTTATTTTGNGGTAGATCTTCAGGATTTGCAGTTGAGTACATATCTGCACCCAAAGTATTTTTTATCTGCTCTATTAAATCTTGAGCTTGCATATCTCTCATTAAAGCTTCAGCATAACCTGTTCTTTTCTTAAGCGACTCTGGATCTTGAGCATATGCTTTGACTTCAAAAAGCTTACTGTCCATACCATTGACAACAATGTCTACAAATTTAGGTATGATAGGAACTGGTTTCCAATCAAGATTTAAGTAAGATAAATCTCCATTTATAGCTAATTCATCTTTATACTTTTGAACAGATTGCTCACCTCTAGCATATAATCTTAAATTTCTAAATGTATTATAGTTAGTATTAAACCTTCCAGAAACACCTGTTCTAGTACCACTAAACCAATCTCCTTCAATAGCTCTACCAACTTGTCTACCGTAATCTAAACTCTGCTTTACTTCTTCAGGTACTACCTGATCAGGAAATGAACTACCATTGTAAGTTTGTATTTGCATTTATTTTATTATTTGAGATAAACTTCCGTCATTATTATATCTTTTGATACCAAAATTGACATTTTTTTTAATTCTTTCTGCGACTGGTCTATATTTATTTTTATTACAAGCCATTATAGCTAAACCAGAGCTTATTGAAGCATCGTGTTTTGTTCTATTATTTATGTCGAACTGAGCCCAGTCTTCTAAAGTTTTCTGTAAGTACATATCACCATAACCGTTCTCTAATTCTCCTACGTGTACTTCTATATAGCTTTCTATAGCTGCAGCATGCGATTGTTTAATATCTTCACTTGAATTTGGAATACCACCTATTTCTTTCTCTGTTGTAGATAATTTATTCCATATCTTGTCGGGACGATTCATACTAAAACCTCTATAACCTCTACGTTTTAAATAATATAAAAATCTAGGTTTATTGTTTTCAGCAAGTATTGGCATGCTATAAAATACTAGAGACATTAGTATTTCTTCAAAAAATATTTCTGCTGTCTGTGGTCTAGCTATATATTCCAAGAAAAAGTGATTAGGTGGCGCATCTTCCATAGAAAATTTTGTTAATCCATGAAGAGATCCATTAGAGCCTTTGCCGTCAACAGTGCCAGAAATATCATAACTATCAAGTCCGAAAGCTCCAACGTGTTCATTTGCTGGATATTTAATACCATTTCTTATAATCACTTGGTTTTGTAAATTTTTATTTGGAACCCAAGATATTAAAAATCTTCCGTCTTTATTTGGCACAAAAACTACTTTAGTGTCTTTTATACCATTTTCCCACATAAAACTACCTTTTGTTACTGCAGTTAAGTTATTTAACTCTTCATTGTAGTCTATCTGTTGATATATTCTAGTTAAATTAAATAAACTGTTTTTTGTTTCATCTCTAAAAGCGTGTGCCTCTGTTCTAGGAAATTGTCTGTAATATTCGTTTAAACTATCTTGATCTGATTTTAAACCATCTACTTCATTGTCCCAGTGTTCTATTACACCTACTGTAATTTCAACACCGTCTCTTCCGACTGTTTTATTTTTTGGCGTAGTGAATACAGGTGATCCAAAAGTATCCATGAATCCTTCGTAGTTCCATTCCATAGGGATGAAAAGAGAATAGAGTCCGCTACTTGTTTGTCCGTTTCTATTTCTTTTTGTAACGTCTGAATTGTAATAGAGTTTTTTAAAGTTGTTTCCACCTTTATCTAATGCATTTGATGTTGAGCCCATCATACACTTGCCTACTATTCTTCGGCCTAGTCTTAGTGTAGTTTTTGTAACTCTCCAGTTGTTTAATATATTGTCGGGTCGCTCCCACTTTCCTGATTCGTCGTGTGCTAATATTTTTAATTTCTCACCATCGTAAGAGTTATCACCCGTATTTTTCCAGTCTATTGTTGTATCTAAACCTTTTAATTCTTCTAATTTAACGTTGTCATCTAATTTACGTCTAGTAAGCTTTGAAGCTGGGACTCTATATGCCAGTTCGGTTTTAGGACGATCCATACCATCCTGGATCGGCTTGAAGAAAAACGGATAGTTAACGGATATCGGGACAACTTTATCTGTGAACATTTTTTTAGCATCTGCTCCAGATTTTGAAAGGATGCCGAATCTGGCATCTGAAGATATAGTTGCCTGGTTAACAAGCTCTGCCGATGACATAAAGGAGAAACCAGACCGTCTGTTTTTAAGGTAACACATTCCATAACATCTGCTATCGGCTTTACATGCTTCCCAAAAGATGAAGAATAATCTGTTTGCTTCTCTGTAATCAGGTGCTCCGATGTCAATTTTTGACCACTGCAAATACATGTAATGAGTGCCAGTGATGTAAGTAGGCATACCGTTATTATAAAACCAGTAGCCATCTGATCTACGTTTAAATTCTTCATCTATATAATCGTACCATTCTTCTTTAAAATCATTAGGATATTCGTCCCAGTCAAATCTACTTTTAATTCTATTTAGTTGTTTCGGATACTCGTATTGTTCCCAATATTGTTCCTCTTTTTTTTCGCTTCGTTTAAAAGGTTTGTCTGCTTTTGGTAAAGCAATACGGAGGTTTTGAATTTCAATGATCTGTCCAATTTGTCCAGTTTTACTAATTACTATAAAATCATAATCTGAATTA